CTACGATGGCAGAGAAAAACCATCAAGCAATCGTGATGCAACAGCTTGAAATATTAAAAGCCGATGCTCAAGGTAACTGGTTCCAGTCGTCTTGGCGACCCCTTATTGGGTGGATTGCAGGTATATCGCTTGGAATAAACTACATGGTCGCCCCAATTGCTTTGGGTTTTGGTTTTGAAGTTCCTCAGGCTGATATGTCAGTCATGATGCCGTTGCTGCTTGGCATGTTAGGGATCGGGGGTATGCGCTCATTTGATAAATTAAAGAAAACGGATAGTAAAAAATGAGTGATTTAAAGATACCAGTAGCATTAGTTTTTGCCATGGCAGTGCAATTAGTTGGCTTGGTGTGGTATATTAGCAACATCGTTCACGACATTGAACATCTTCAGGGTCAAGTATCAGCGCAGCAAGACATTATAGATCTTCTAAATGCTGATGTGAATGATTTGTGGGCTTTCTGTACATTCACTGAAAATAAATGGGCAGAGGCTTATATAGATGATATGGTGTATGAGCGTGTTTGTGGATCAAAAGAGGTTGTAGAATAATGGCGTTAAATAGAAAGAAAAAAGCTACGGTGAAGAAAGTCATAAAGGGTTTAAAAAAAGCTTCCAAACTTCATGCTAGTCAAGCAAAGAATCTAAAAAAGGTTATAAAAGGAAAGAAGTAATGAGTGAGGCATTAAAAACTTTACAGGAAAAGATTGGGGCCACACCTGATGGTGCGTTTGGTCCCAACACTGCAAAGAAAATTTGTGATCATTATGCTTTGAATCCAGAACGTGGAGCACACTTTCTTGGTCAATTGGTACATGAGAGTGGTACGTTTAAATACGTTGAAGAGAACCTAAACTATTCTACAGAAGCTATTCTCAAAGTGTTTGGTAAATATTTTGAGTCTGAAAGTGACGCGGAAACGTGTGAAAGAAACCCACAAGCACTAGCTGATCGTGTATACGGTGGTAGAATGGGTAATGATGGACAGGGTTATTTATGGCGTGGACGAGGATTTTTACAATGCACCGGGAAAAATAACTATTCGCAATTTGCGGCAGATATGGATTTGCCTGAAGTTATGAAAGACCCTGACTTAGTTGCCACAAAGTATTCCATGGAATCAGCTATTTGGTTCTTTCACAGGAACAAACTTTGGGAGATTTGTGATGAGGGCGTCAATGACGAAACCATCAAAACGATTACCAAAAGAGTGAATGGTGGGTATAACGGGTTGAAACATCGTCAAAAAGAAGCTCATAAAATATATAAGTGGCTGACTTAGAGGAGAATATTATGGCAATGCCCACTAAAAAAGAAACTTTTAAATTTGTCGATGTGTCTCCTCCTGAAGAGGCAGATCAGTTATTGGTTCCGAAAAAGAAAAAAGTTAAAAAACCAAAAGTCCGTCCTCTCACAGAATCTTTAAGACCAAAAT